GTACATATATATTCGTATGATTCTCGACGAGACACACATCTAGACTAGATTGCATCTCGTCGAGTTTTATGCTACAATACGAAAGCGTTCACACAATCTCGACGAGCTATGTACGACGATTACGATTTCGACTACTCATACACTGGCAACGATTACGCAGATCTCGACGAGCATTATACACTAGATGTACGTGATCTCGACGAGGATTATGCACGAGATGGGCAAGACTATCAAGATCTTGCATATCGTCATTATGCATGATATAATCTAGACACATTGCACTAGACACGTATGTTAGCACAGAAGCGCCTAGTTACAGTCACACTCGACATCATGTGTTATGATGATCTAGACATCGAGGATATTAATTGGAAAGAGTTATTGCAACTCGAACCCAATGAGGATGTCCATTGTAAGATCAAAGATCACGATATCGACTGGTAGTGTGCCAGTTCTCGAATTGGCACAACCCTTCTATTCTCAATAAGGGGTTTCTTATTGAGAATGAATATTTTAAAATATTCATTAATGAATATTTTATGGCAGGAGCGGTGGCGATGTATTGTCGTCAGCAGGGATACCTCTCCCCTCATTGAATTTCTTATAAGATAGCAGGCACCAGATCCAATTGCAAGGGGTCTTGTGCCAGTTCTTCTAGTGGCACAATGTTGCCCCAAGACCACCTGGTCTGGGTTTATGTTGGATTCGTTCAACACAAAACCCCGATGATTTTCATCACTTACCCCGACCACGGTTGTGTATACACTCTTTCGCAAGAAGATGGGGATGAGTTGTACTATGCTCCAATTTATGCAAACGGTAGTGTTAATCTAGAAGAATTTGCTCCCGTAGATCTAGACTCGGCAGATATGGATGAGATGGAATTGTTTGATATTCGTAACCGCCTGGCGGAGATGTGCCAGGTCTAGAAGTGTCACACGGGGGGTTGTGGTTTCCCCCAATCCGTTCTACATTACATTCGTTCCTGAGAGACACACCATGTTTGATGAACTCTGGCAAGAAATCCAAGACATGCCTGGTGAGATTTTTGACATGGACATTCCCGAACTTCGTGAAGATAACAAGTTCGATGTCAATGAGTATCTGAACGCAAACTACGATTACTGATGCTAACTCATAACGAAATCTGCGCCATTCTTGAACTCATTGAGTTTCATGATGATTGGCAAGAAGTGAGTGAGAATGTGGGGGCAGATGTTGCTGCTCTCTATGACAAACTCCACAACATGTTGTCCTACGCTACTCAAGGTTGATGAACCGCACTGAACTTCAAGATCAACTCATTCAGCAGATGTTGGATGACATGGACCTCAAAACAATGACCCAACTTTGTTATGATTATCTGGATGAGGGTTATGCTAAGTATTCTGACGAAGAATTGATCACTGAGTGTCAAGAATACTACCCTGAACTGGTGGAGGGTGTGACAGTCGATTAAGTGGCACAAGGGGGGTTGCAATGCTCCCCGATCTGGTCCATACTACATTTGTCAACGCAACCAACCCCAATGCGTAAGATCGAACGTGAGATGAACGCTGCCATTCGTGACTCCCGCAACTGGAAGTCTGGCAACACTGAGGTTCACACTGACAGTGATGGTGTTTCCTTCGTGTATCTGCACGGCAACAAGATTGCTGAGATTGGTGATGATTACGTGACCATCTTCGATGGTGGTTATCAGTCTAGCACTACCAAATCCCGTTTGAATGCTATTCTTCAAGCGAACGCAATCAACGGTGAGTGTGTCTACCAGCGCAACTTTAAGTGGTTCGTTCATAAGTTCATCGGGCAGATTGGAACCTCTCCTGTCTACAATGAGCATGAGTTCACCAACGGATTCGTGTTCGCCTGACGAACTGGCACATCGGGTGCCCCTCACGGCACCCTCAACCCCTATACTACATTCGTTCACACAACACAACAATGGAAACCTTTCTCGAGACTTCGTTCCAGAATGTTCGTTCCTCCAAGCGCACTGATGAGTTTCATAAAGTTCTGCTGGATGAGATTCTGAACGCCAATTCTGCGTGGGCAGAGTATGATTGGCAGTTTGAATACCAACTTCCTGTTGACGGTTTCGGTGGCACTTTTGACATTGACATTGCTGGGTTTCGTGATGGTGAACTTAAGGTTGCGATTCTTGGAAAAGCACTTAACAGCAACATCAACAAAAACATCAAAAACTACGCTAACACTAGTGTAGGTGAAGCAGCACGATTGATGTTCGCTCCTGACATTCTGCTCGAGAAAGTTCTGTTCGTGAGTGTTCTTCCCCGTGTGGCACCACGTTTCAACAAAGTGGGTGAAGTTCAGGGTTTCGATGATGTCGTGAGTGCCAAAGAGCGCACCAAGATTAACACCGTGCTGCACTTTCAATACGGTGGTAAAGTGGAGGCAATCGACCTGTTCTTTGACATTGAAGGTGTCAAGACTCTGCAAGAGTTCAACACCATTAGCGTCACTAACCTGGACACTCTGACGCTGGTGTGACAGTTCAAAAGGTGGCACAAGACCCCTTGTGCTGCCTTCCCATTCGTGCCATACTGATTCCATCAACACAAGACCGATGCAAAACAAGCACCAAGAGCACCCCGAAGATACCATCCTGAACGGTGATCTTTCCGTGCTGGATTGGTTCACTGCTCGTGGACATCTGAGCGTTAAGATTGACGGTGCCCCTGCAATTGTGTGGGGAATTGATCCTGCGACTGATACATTTTTCGTTGGAACGAAAGCAGTTTTCAACAAAAAGAAACTGCGTATTGCACACTCTCACGACGAGATTGATCAACACTATGAGGGTAATGTCGCCAACATTCTTCATTCGTGCTTTGATTATCTGCCCCGTGTGAATGGTATCATTCAAGGTGATTTTATCGGGTTTGGTGGTGAGACTGAATACACTCCCAATCTGATTACTTATCAGTTCCCTGAGGTTGTTGATCAGCAGATCATTGTTGCCCCTCACACTCGTTATGAAGCAAACGATGACCTTCGTGATAGTTGGGCAATCCCTCTCACGGTGAACCTGGAGTCTACTGATTCTGTGCTATTCGTGAAACCCGATGCCTACATTCTGCACGGTCAGACTTCGTTCGCTGATGTTGCTGATGTGTGTGAGTTTGCCCGCCAAATGTCAACCACCTGCCAGTTCGTTCAGGGTAAACAACTGGCAGAACTGAAGAAGGCAATCAACGCCTGCATTCGTGAGCAGCGTGAGATTGAGGATGATGCCTTTGATTGTGATCCTAACCTCATCCGATTCTGGAAACTGGTTAAATCTATCAAAGAGGATTGCCTATTCCTGTGCCGCAACAATGGTCCCGCAGCATACATCAAACAGGATCGAATTGATGCTGAAGGTTATGTTCTCTCCAATGAGTTTGGTATGTTTAAACTGGTGAATCGTGAAGTGTTTTCTTACCACAATTTCACCAGTGGACGCTTTCAGTGTGCCAGTGCCTGAACCGTCCACCTGAACCAGCAAGGGGCACCGCCTGCCCCTTATACTGATCTCAGTTCACAAGCAACCGCGATGACCCGCGAGCAACTCCTGCAGACCGCACACGTGATCACCTGGGACGTGTTCACCCCTAGCATGATCCGCCAGATGCACCGCACCCCTGACGGTGCTGAGACCCTCCGCCTGATCGTCCGCGACGGTTTGGAGGGCGCTGAGAAGATCACCACCGCTCTCTGGGCCGATCTCTGAACCGTCCACTGGGGGTCACAACCGACCCCCCTCCACCCCTTATACTGACTTCAGTTCAAACGAAACCGATGCAACGCCTAGACGTTATCTGCCCTTCCGCTCCTTGGGAGAACACTACCACCGATGAGGACCGTGCCTGGGATCTGTGTCTGTCACTCTCTGAAGAATACGGTTACGCTCAGGTTCGCCAGAATGGTATGATCATCGGAGACTACACTGACGGACGCTGAATGATACAAACGGGGGGGGGTGCAATCCGCCCCCTTTTTTTATACTTTTTCTTTTTTTTTTATTTCAAGGCTGCTCCCGTACCGACCGTTTTCGTCATCAGGGCTACCCCGCCCCTCCTTCGCTTGTGACCTCAGTATAGGGCCGCGGCGACCCCATACAACCCCCAGTGTGCCACCTTCTGAACTGGCACCATGCCCCTGACTCTGCCCCCACTCTGCCCTTATACTGATCTCAGTTCAGACAACCGACCCAGTGCAGACCCTCAAAGCAACCGCCATCGCCCTGCTGGTCATCACACTGGCAACCGCTGGTTACGTTGCTCTGCTTCGCAATGGCAATGCTCGCATCGAAGCACGTTGCACCGCACAGGGTGGGCAGGTGCTTGTGACACCTGGTCAAGTGTCCAAATGCCTCCTGCCTGCTGCCCGCTGACCCCTTATACTGATCTCAGTTCAAACAACACCGATGAGCACCGCAACCCGCCTCACCGCAAACCAGGCAAAGAGCGCCATCTACGATCTGGCGGATGACTTCTCATGGGAAACCGTTGCTAAGGAGATGGTCGCCCGTATGAGTGGTGATGAGGCACGGGACTTCCTCGAGGACTTCCAGCGCCTCTATGCCGACTGAGGCACTGGCACAAGGGGGGCACAGACCCCCCACGCCGACCCGCTACAATACTCTCACAACGCAACCAACCCCATGCGCTTCGAAGTCCGCTACCAGACCCCCTATAACGCTTGCGAGTGGCGCTCCCAGTGGTTCCCCACCCTGGCAGAGGCAGAGCGCATGGTAGAGTTCTATCTCTCCTGTGGTTCACCCTCCCACATCGCCCCATCCTCCCTGGCACAACTGGAACGATGATCACTGGCATCCTAGTCCTGATCGCCTACGCTCTGGGGGCAGGTCAGATCCTGCTCCTGCAACGTATCCTCCGCCGATGATCCGCACCCTGACCCGCTCACGATCCCCTGAGTTTCACCGCGCCACAATGCTCCGCCTGACGATCGCTGCGCTGCTACTCTGGGGGTTCTGGGGGCCACTGTATCCCGTCCGCAGTGTGACAGCAGACCTACTGTCCACCAGCGCCGACTTCCTGCGTCGCTGACCCCTTATACTGATCTCAGTTCACACCCGAACCACAATGGCAACCGCAACCTACCAGACCAACCTCACCGACCGCACCTATAACGGTTGGACCAACTACGAAACCTGGAATGTTGTTCTCTGGATTGAGAATGATGAGAGCATCTATCGTTTCATTCAGGAGAATGGCATCTGCTGCTATGAGGATCTGTTGGACGCCTTCTATGAGTTTGGCACCAAAGAAACCCCCGATGGGGTAAAGTGGAACGATCCTAAGATCAACCGCACTGAGATCAACGGCGACGTGTTCGATCTCTGAACTGGCACAAGGGGGGCACCAACCCCCCACCCTTTGACCCTATACTGACTTCAGTTCAAACGACCCGAACCCATGAAAGTCTACGCTGTGATCGGTGGTGCTGATTATGAGGGTGAGCGTTTCGATACCCTCCGCCTGTTCGATTGCCTCTCTACTGCCGAAGCATACAAGGCAGAACTCTATGACGGTGCTCTGGGGATCGACTACGTTCTGATGGAGATCCGTGAGGTCTGCCTGGAATCCGCCTACGCGGTCGCCTGATACAATGGGAGCGGGAGCGCCCTGAAAGACTCCCAACCACAACCACAACCCACAATCCTAGCATGACAACCGACCTCGCTCTGACCCTGCTGAACCGCGCTGCCAATGGTGCTGAACTGCTGAGCATTCTGGAGAGCATTGGTGCCGATGATACCATCACTGCTGCCCAACCCACTCTGGAAGAAGTCCAGTTCTGATAGTGGCACAACGGAGGGGGATGACCCTTCCCTTTTGCCTCTATACTGATCTCAGTTCAAACGACCCCGATGACCCGCACCCTCACCGACGACCTCCTGGACCTGGCAACCGCCATCGCTGCTGAGATGTATGGTTGCGACCTGGACCGCCTGGACCCTGAGGACCTGGCATGGTATGCTGACCGCACCGACGCAGACAACCTGGAGGAGATGGCAAACGACCTCGCTGCCGCCGCCTGGCAGTCCTACTGATCTGCTACAATACTCTCAACAGCAACCGACCCATGACCATCACCGAAGCGAACCTGATCTGGAATGCCTGCTACGGCAGCATCGATCCCAACGACACCGCAGGCGGTTGGGCACTCTACACCAGCGTCCAGCGTCAGCAGGCGATCGAAGTCCGCGACGCTCACGCCAACGGTGGACAGTGGGGGATCTGGAACATCAGCGACCGCGACTGACCCCCCTGACCCCTTATACTGAGATCAGTTCACAAGCGAACCTGATGACCGTCACCACCGCTCAGCAGCAGTATTTGGACGCCTTCGCCGCCCTGTATGATGCAGCAGATGCCCTGAACGCTGGCGATCCTATGTCATACGCCCGCTCCCGTGAGATTCACCTTGCCTGCCTGCTGCAGCACACTGTGGCGGATACCTACAGCGGCGCCGATGCCTTTGAGCAGGACGGCACTCCCGTAGAGTATAAAAGCACTATCGGCAGCAGCATCAGCGCAACCTACAATGGGATCAGCGTTCAACCGACCTGGGAGGATCAGGAGGCATACCTGATCGACCATAAGATCGGATGCTATCCCCGCCACTACTACGCCCGCTACGATGGTGCTCAGGTGGCAGAGGTGTGGGTGCTGGATTCTGACACGGTGCTGTCGCTCCTGCTGCCCAAAGCACAAAAACAATACGCTAGCAAGCGCAACGGTAAGGCAAAGGATCCGCGAATCGGTGTCACCCTATCCGCTGGTGAGATCCGCAAGCATGGCACCCGCCTCATGTGATCTGCTACAATACTGACAACCGCAACGCCCCCGATGCTACTCACCTCAGGACAGAAGCAACGCCCCCGCCTGGCACAGCAGATCTACCGCTTCATGCTGGATCAGGAACCGCTGCTAGGCGCTGCCACTATCACGATTCACCACCGCCGCCTGACTGCTGACGGTGTGGTAGGATGGCAGCAGCAGGAGGATGCCCATGACTTTCTGGTAGAGGTTGAGCGCGACCTGCCACGGGCAGACTACATCCTGACCCTGATCCATGAATTGATTCACTGCCGCCAAACGCTGGCAGGTATCACCGACGATGCCACCCGCGAACAGGAAGCGTACAGTCTGGAAACCGTCTACGCTGACCGCTTTTCCGCCGCCTGAGACCCCGCCGACCTGCTACAATACTCTCAGTTCAACCGACACCAATGGCCACCACCCAGAACCTCCGCTCCCTGATCGCTCACACCCTGACCGAACTGGACCGCGAATTCCACGGTTGGACCTTCACCGCTGCTGACTTCGCTGGTGAGTCGATCCACGACCTGCGGGAATTCTGCTACCGCCACCACTCACCCATCGTTCAGGCGCTGCCCACGACGGTGATGATCTGAGGGGTCCGCCCCTTTATCTGCTACAATACTCTCAGTTCAAACGACCTCTGATGACCGTCCGCACCAACGTCCTGCCCCTGGACCTCTGCACCGTCACCCTGACTGAGGCGCAGTGGAGCACCATCCGAACCGCTGTGCTCTGCCTCGCTGTTGATTGCCGCACCGCTGGCAAGGGAACCGATGCCGACTATTACCTGAACGCCTACAACACCCTGAAGCAGGCGATGGGGATGGAGGGTTGACCTCCTGCCCTCTGATCCTCTATAATTCCAAAGCAACCGACACCGACCGATGACCTTCCCTCAGATCCTCTGGAACGCTACCAACCCTGAGAATGGCACCATCCGCTGGAGCACCGCCTGCCAGGCAGCAAAGGATCACTCCTGCTGGGATGACTTCCGCACCGACTATGGGACGGTTCCCTTTCGCGTCGATACTGGCGAATTCCTGGTGTGGTTGGGGTATTGACCCCTGCCGCCTGATGCTCTACAATTCTCTCAGTTCACACCCCCACCCCATGACCCGCACCTCCATTCGCATCGCTGGTGGTCCCCAGCACATTCGCTCCCGCCAAGCTTGGGGCAACAGCGATCGGGTCCAGACTGGCTACCGCGACGGGGGCGCGAAGACCTTCGCTTCGAAGCGATCTGCCCAGCAGTGGATCAACCGCTACAGCGCCAGCATCCTCCCCGCCGTTTGGGGTGAGATCACTCTGGGAGAAGCGGCAACCCAGGGACTGCTGGAAGTGGTGACCTATTGACCCCTACGGGGCAGGTTGACGCCTGCCCCCCTATGGACTACAATTCTCTCAGTTCACCACCCGACCCCGATGACCATCCTCGAAACCATCACCACCATCGACTCCGCCTACGAGCCCGACCCTAGTGGCGGTGTGATCAACGCGATCGGCACCCTGCCCGATGGGCGTGAGGTGGATCTGTGGATCTACAACAACGGCGACGGCCCCCTGGTGGAACCTGGTGCATCCTTCCTGCCCTACGGGGGGATCTACTACAACCCCTGGCCGCTGGTGAGCATTCGGGAGGACTGATCCACCAGGGGGGCACAACCGCCCCCCCTTCCCGTGCTACAATTCTCTCAGTTCAACCGACACCGACCGATGACCACCACCACCGACTTCTACATCAAGCGCACCTTTGCTGACTTCTTTGGCAAGGTCGACCACGTGGACTTTATCGGACCCTACATGGAATCCCAGCAGTTCGCGGTTAAGATGCAGGAGGGCGCAGACCGTCGCCGCATGAAACCCGCCAAGGTTCAGATCACCCGCTGGGAGTGGGTTCAGGGCAAGGACGCCTGACCCCCACGGGGTGGGTTGACAGACACCCACCCGCTCCTCTAGAATTCCAAAGCAACCGACACCGATCCGATGACCGAAGCATACGCCGTCTTCACCACTGGCAACGACTACTATGATCGTCCTGAACTGTTCGGACTCTATGCCACCGCTGAGAAGGCAGAGGCAGATGCCGCTGGACTGCGGGAGCGGATGGATGACTACAATACCGACGAACCCCTCTACGTAGAGGTGAGCGTCGCCTACGTTCCGATCCGCTGAGATCCTAAGGGGGGGTTGACCGATCGCCCCCCTTTCGTGCTACAATTCTCTCAGTTCACAACCCAGACCGATCATGGCAATCTACTCTCAGTGCTCTGACCTCCAGACCCGCCAGACCATGTGGGTCGCCCGCCCTTCTGACCTTGCCCCTCAGCGCACCTTTGCTGGACAGATCAACCCCGCTGAGGGCTGGTGGTGGGCAGGTTGCCACGCTGACCGCTACGCTTCCGACGTTGTGGCGCCGCAGTTAGAGGGGTGACCTCCCATCCTAGCACACGGGGGAGGCAGCAGTGCCCCCCCCCCTTATGGGTGTGTTCGTGCAGGTGCAGGGTATGGTATAACGTTATCGTGATGGCGTGGCGCGTGATGGGGGGGGGGTATTATAAAACCCAATGGGTCCCCCTAGGCTACAAAGTGTTACGAAAGCGAGCTCTTTTATACACTCGAAATCAAAAAATTTTTCCCCAATAAAAAGTTCTCATAAGGTTGATATATAAAAAAATAAAAAATATCACAAAGAATGAGAAAAAAATCCGGAGAAGAAAAACGCCCCGTAGAGGTTGATCCAATTACTGGTGAGTATTCAATTAAACTGCCAGAATGGATGGTTAACGAACTTTCGTGGTACGAAGACACAGAGATCACCTTTAATTTAGAGGGAAGTGAACTTATACTTTCAGAAACAGAATGAAAAAATATGATATCTATGTAAAAGATAGATGTATCTTTCATTCAGTAAATGAAAGTGAATTCAAAACGACTTGGAGCACTCTGAACATTATGGTCGGAATTATGAAGACAGAATATTGTTCAGAGGACCTCCATTATAAAGAAGTAGTTGATTGACAATCACTACATAATACTGTATGATATGACTGAAAATTAATCAAGTTATGACAAAAGGATTTACTGTAAAGGCAAAGAGTCCAGTAGTCGCAAAAGAATCCGAATGGGACTACGACAGGGCAAGAGAAATGGTGCGGGGAAAGACGATTGTATTCTGTCTTCCTGGACGTGGTGTTTCGTATACGTATCTGAAAAACTTTGTACAACTTTGTTTTGACCTAGTACAAGCAGGTGCAAGTATTCAGATCTCACAAGATTATAGTTCGATGGTGAACTTTGCACGTTGTAAGTGTCTGGGTGCAAATGTTCTGCGTGGTCCTGATCAAAAACCTTGGGACGGTAAACTGAACTATGATTGGCAACTGTGGATTGATAGTGATATCGTCTTCAATACCGAAAAGTTCTGGCAACTGGTTCTAATGGATCAAGATATTGCTGCTGGTTGGTATTGTACAGAAGATGGTATGACGACTTCTGTTGCACACTGGTTGGATGAAGATGATTTCAGAGGTAATGGTGGTGTGATGAATCACGAAACTCTGGAAAGCATTCAGAAGCGTCGGAAACCATTTACCGTCGATTACACTGGTTTTGGTTGGGTTCTGATCAAGAACGGTGTATTCGAACATCAAGAGATGAAGTATCCTTGGTTTGCACCGAAGATGCAGGTCTTTGAATCTGGTGAAGTTCAAGACATGTGTGGAGAAGATGTATCCTTCTGTTTGGATGCAAAAGAAGCTGGCTTTGAAATCTGGTGCGATCCTCGTATTCGCGTCGGTCACGAAAAAACAAGAGTCATCTAAAATGGCACAAGAGCGGTATAATATTCTCTGTAAGGGTCGGAAAATTTATCAAAACCTTACAGAGGAAGAATACTTCGATACTATGGAGAATCTGTCGGAACAGTTTTATGAGACAGGTTCTCCAAACCCAAGCGAACTTGAAACTGAAATTTATTTGGAGAATTAAACAATGGCTGCAAAATCCACTGGTGGTCTGAACAAAAGAACGTCTTATATTCCGGGTCCTCCCAAAAAGTCTCGCCAAGGCGATGGTATGGGAACCAAATATGCCGCGTCTTCTCGCAATGGCGCTCGTAAAAAGTATAGAGGACAAGGCAAAGGATGAGTTACTTCCTGGATGGAAATGATGAATGGAATAATATACATCCATCAGACCTCTGGGTTTATAATAAATTATTTTTAAGTCGGATTTTAGGATATAAATGTGGTCCAGTTGGAACCACTGTTCCTAAGTCCGATTTTTATATTGTTCGCCCATCTTTCAATTTACTTGGTCTTGGGCGTTTTGCTCGTAAAGAATGGATTGAACTTTATACCGATCATATACATCCTGCCGAATTTTGGTGTGAAATTTTCAAAGGTGAACACCTAAGTGTTGATTTTTATCAAAAAAAATCAAACCTTGTGGTTGTCGGTACTCGTGATTCAGAAGATCCTTACTATAAGTGGAAAAAATGGGAAAAAATTGATAAGAATGTGAATTTTCCAGAAGTTTTAACTGAACTAAAAGGTGATTATGACTGGATTAACTGTGAATTTATCGATGGTCATCTTATAGAAGTTCATTTTCGTAGAAATCCCGACTTTCGTTATGGAAACTCGGTTGCAATTCCAGTTTGGGATGATGAAAAAATAGAAAATATGAAGTTCATTAAGGATTCTGAGTATTTTCGTAAGGGTTTTTACGTAGAATAAATAAATTTTTTAAGAAATTGAGTTGAAAAAATATTCGATGGGCAAGCACCTGCTCTTAGAGGTGTATGATGTTGATTTTGAAGCGATTAATGATGTAGAATCGCTTCAAAATGCAATGATCAATGGCATAAACCGCGCCAATATGACCATTTTGAACGTGTTTTCACACTGTTTTCTTCCACAAGGGTGTACAGTCGTGATTGCGCTTGCGGAAAGTCACGTTTCTTGCCATACTTGGCCAGAAAATGGGTGTCTGGCAGTAGATGTCTACACTTGTGGAGAAGGAAATCCACGTTTAATCGCCCTAGAAATCCTAAAATACCTTAATTCAGACTCATATTCTCTACGCGAAGTCAATCGTTAAATAGACATAAGGAGATAGCAACCTCCTTTATAAAAGTTCTGTTTTATTCATTAAAACAGGAGCTAAAATGTCCAATTTACCAGTTGATAGAGACTCAAACTACATGTATCAGATGTGGGGAACCACAAAACTAGCAAGTGATTATGATGGTTTGGAGAAAAAAAGAGTGATTCAAGAAGTCATGCACGATGTTGCGCCTAGGCATGATCTAAAAAAACAAGAAGAACTACACGAAAAGATTCGTAATGATGAAGATTATGACGATTGGAACTATGGAACGGAACCAACTTATGGAATTCCATGGAAATGACGAATAAATAATCTGAGAAAATCTATATCTCAATGGCAGTCACACGAATATCCAGAGGATTTAAAGATATCAGTTTCTCTTTTGATCCACATCCTGTGACAAAAGATCTACCCGTTTTAACCAATGAGAGAGCAATCTCAAGATCTGTTCGTAATTTAGTGGAAACTAACTTAACGGAGAGATTTTTTAATCCATATATTGGGTCTAATGTACGCAGATCACTATTTGAATTTGTTGATTATGGTACTGCATCTGCAATTGAAGATCAAATTATAACTGCCATTGGGAACTTTGAACCAAGAGTTAATAATGTTCGGGTCGAGGTCGAACCAAGACCTGATGAAAACTCATTTGAAGTGATGG